ATCTGATACTTGCCACGTTCTTTCATGGACCTGCTGGTAAAGATACCAAACACATTGTCTGCTGTGTTGATTTTACTGATGCCGCCTGCAATATGGCTGTGGTCAAATTCCACTTCTTCCACAGCACTACGATTTAACTGACTAGCAGTTACCATCAGTATCTGTAGTTCTTTGGCCAAATTGCGCAGTTCTTCACTCACATACTTGTCTTTGATAAACTGATCATTGGGATTGACTTTCACACTGATCGGCATCAGCAAGTCCAGGTAGTCAATCATCACAAAATCCACCCGCTTGCCTGTCTGGATCTGATATTCTTTTAAGTATGATCGGATGTCGTTGATGTTGCTCTGCGCTGGCAGGCCTTTCACCTGATAGTTGCCCGACTTCTTGGCCATCATCTTGACCTTGAGTTCAGTGGTATCAATATCTCTGCGGATGTCTTTGGTGCTCATGTTTGTGAGCATGGCATCTGTTCGCAAGCTGGTCAAGTCTTCACTCAGTTCCAGTGTGACATACACACCACTGAGTCCTTGTTGCAACCAGTTCAGTGCGATGTTCATCATAACCAAGCTCTTGCCTGATCCCGAGCCACCTGCAAAAATGTTCAGCTCGCCTCTACTGAATCCGCCATACAGCAGTCGATCCATCTGTGGCCAGCCTGTTGATACTTGCCCGCCTGAATTGAAGTATTTGTTGATGCGCTCGCTGGGATTGGCAAAGTAATCTGTGCCCATGTCCTTGGTCAGACTGATCTGTACAGCATCTTTGATCAGCTTTTCAACTGGGCCGTAGTCACCTTTTTCCAACAGGTCTGCTGCTGCCAAGATCGCACGTTCCAGTTCTTGTCTGCGAGTGAATGACTCAAACTCTTCCATGAACCATTCATAGTGACCTTCGTTCAAGTCGGGCACTGGTTGTAGTTTCAAGCCAGTTGTGGCTGAGATCTGCGCCACGTCCGGCAGAGTCTTGTGCTTTTCGCTGTGCTCTTTGATAAATGCTGCTGCTTCCCGCAAACTCTTATCAAAGTTCTCTGGATTGTAGATGTTCTGGATACGCACATAGCTGGCAGCATCCTCCAACATCATTTCCAGGAATAGTTTCTGTACGTCAATTCCGTATTCTTTTAACAAGTTGTTTCTTCCTTAGTTCTATTTTGATCTTGCTGGTGTTTCTGTTTTCAAATATAGTTAGCAAAGTCGCCACACGTCCGTAACGAACCACTGAGTCATTCACATCTTTGATGTCCGCGGGCCACGGAGGCATGCTCACTGCCCAGCCCAGTTCTACTGCACGATCCACCAGTTCCATGCCCGACAAGTCTTGGTCTGGCACCACTGTTATTTCCTTGCCCAGCTTGCGAATCAACCTAGCCTGTTCATCTGAGATAGTGCTGTGCATCACAGCCAGGCCACCAATGCATAACGCATCAAATATACCTTCGACCACGATTGTATGGGTCCAGTCGTAGTGCTGTAAGTCTGTGCCAAACACATAACCGGGTTGGCTGTTGCTGATGTATTTGGGAGTGCGATTGTCCAGGAACCTCTGTGTGTGACCTACTATGCGGTCGTCATGGATGAATGGAATGATCACACTGGATCGATGTTGCCATGCTTGTTCCGGATGATCCTGTATCATCACAGGGTAGTCATCGGGCACACATCGTTGCCTTAAATAATCTCGTCGAGGATCTTCCCCGGTCAATAACTCACTCAATGGTGGCAGTTCTTGTTCTTCAAACTCAATACTCGCTAGGGCATTGAACGTTCTTTGGCGATCGTCTATGATACCGTGTATGCTACGATGACGCAAACTTTCCAAGTTCAACGCATCAATCTCAGCGTCAGGCACACCTAACCAGCCCAAGAGCCTACGGGCCTTAAAACTCAACGAACGGCCAAGGATAAAGCTGGCGGTGTAGGTGCAGTTGAAGCAGTGATAACTCCAACCTGTTTCTGTGGGCTTGAGACCGCCTCGGCTGCGCCGATCCGCTGTGCTGCCGTTGTGAGCACAGCACACAGCGTTAAACGATACCCATCCCGAAGGTGTGGATTTTCGTTTCGCAGGCAGATAACCAAGGATGTCTAGCATCCGTATAGTTTAACAGATTGTTTGGGCAATCGCAACAGTTATCGGTATTGTACGTTGCGGATTAAGCCATTTGAGAATACCACTGTTGCTGCCAATGATCCTTGGAACTGCAATGGCAGATATCCTGATCCACCATTGGTCACTGTGACATATGCCACACCACCATTACCACTGGCCGATGCCACCGCTTCGGCGCCAGCACCATTGCCTAGGATCTGCACATACGGCGGAGCCACATAATACTGTCCCGGATAAGTCACGCTGATTCCTGTGACCACACCATCCACCACCGTGGCCGTGCCACTGGCACCATATCCAATGCTGTTGTTCATGGCCAATCTCAGCAAGGGATGGAATCCTACTATGTTGAAATAGTCGCTGACTGTGGCATCAAAGTATTCACGTGCTTCGGATACATCCGTCCAGACTGCTTCGTAATTTTCGGCAGCCTGTATCTTCACTGTGCCAGTGTAATGCACGAGATCAAACTTCACAGTGGTGAAAGCTGTTTGGTTGGTGTTGATATAGCTGGAATAGAATTCAGTCTGTTGTATGCTGTTTATGGGCTGTGGGGTCAATGCCCAGTCCGGAAAAGCAGTAGGTGCTGCGCCAACATATTGATTCTTACCATATAGATCGGGCACAGTGCAGACTGCACTGGGAATGAAGCTGGGGAATATGCTGTCCACGATGTTGCAATCTGCACGAGCTGCACTGTCTGCGTTGGTGTACGCTGCCTGCACATAGTTGCCGGCTGTGCGTTGTATGCTGTAGCTGGCCGGTTGTGATTGGATGTTGATGGTATCTGCACTGTTGAGAACCACTTTCACCCGCCCTGTGCTGGCGCTGAGCGTTTCCATGTCTTTGGCCAACAGCAGCTGGCCGCCGGCTTGGTCGATCAAGCGGAACACAAATGTGCTGCCGGTGATATTCACAGGTTTCTCATCTTGATTGATGAATTCAAACAACAGAACGTTGTCAACGCCTTTGTTGATGGTTAGGGTTTTTGCATACACAGGATCATACCTCGCAGTAAAGTATCCTCCACTGGTGTCTACTAATAGCACTCGTGTGATTTGTTGGTAAAGATAAGCGGTGGTAGAATACATATCCTATTATTTATCCAAAAAATACTGACCATAAATACCCCAATGGGTAACAATGTATTCGAAAAACTAACGGAGAAATATCCTTTTATCAGCCTGTGCATGTACGCCAACGCTGAATATGTGGGTGTGATCCAAAACAAAGATGATGTGGTTACCACCATCTACGACTTTGGTTCAGTGGCAGATCAAGCAGACAAGATGCTGTATCTGGAATTGGCATCGGCCTGGTGGTGGGAAAGCAATAGATCTATCCCTATCAACATCTTCCTGCGCAAAGATTGGGAACAATTCCGATACACTCTGCGCACATTTGTCAACAAAGATCTAGAAATCCTGCACGGGCCTGCTTGCAGTTTGCTGGACATAGCCCGCAAAAAGAGCAAGCGCAAAAGCATCATGCTGGTGCGTCGGCTTGATTGAGTAGATTCATGTGCAAGGCCACCAAGGCTGCATAGCCTAGTGCATGAGCTTTCTTGAATGTGTAGCCTCTACTGAGATCTCCATCCCACACTGATCTAAACACATCCGGCCAAGGCTGATTCTGCAAGTGTGCTTTGCCTGGACGTATGATAGAGATAAATGCTGCCATCCTGGGAATTGAATCGGGACGCATGCTCTGCAATAGTCCTGTGTAGTTGCCCACATGTACCAACTGCTGTGCCCAGTCGGAATCTTCCCACAGCCTAGCCCAGGGCGGATCTGCTGCCAACATGTGCTCATAGTGTGCAGGATCACGTATGAGGCCATACACGCCCATGTTCAAAAAGTCTATCTTGAAATAGCCACGTGATTCAGCAGTCTCGTAGTCTATAGATGCACAGCCCAACATAGGATCTTGAGGAATGTCTGTGACATACACACCTGAATTGTGTTTTCTTGCTGTGCCTTGATGCAGTTGTCGTGCCGGAGTATGGCGTATCAGTTTCAACACCTGTTCTCTGTCAGCAAAGTCAATGTCAATGTCTGCGCTCATGTCACCATCCTGCTTTTGCCAGCATTTCTTTTACGTATTCCTGATCAGCTGGGTAGGTCTGGAATTTCTTCTGCCACACGTCCGAATCAATATAGATCCATATCATTGTGACTTGATCTGTGCTGAGCTCACTCAAAAACTTCTGTCCTGATTCGCTGTTGTAGATCACCCAAGGACTCACACGCCCGGTGGTGATGGCATGACACAAAGCATTGGCATTGCCGTATCTCACACAATCGTGTGCTGGGTTGCCAGTTTTTTCTGCCCAGTCCAGGCCGTATTCCATGGCTCGGGCCAAGGCATCATCCACTGCTTCCACGGTGAGATAATTCACCAGGTATTCTGTGTAGATCTGATCACTGCACCATTTGTCAATCTTCTTTTGTTGTTTCAGCAACCAGGCCATAAATCGTTCTGGATTGATCACTCGTGTATTCACACAATAGTGTCCGAACTTCACGAATGCACGATAGTAGGATGACGTTTCAAAATCATCAAAGGTCTTGTTCTTGGCCGAACCTTGCATGGTCTCATAGAACCGCACATAGGCCTGCAGGCCCAGCTGCACTCCTCGGTCGTCGCGTTGTAGTCTGCGACGTTTGGGTTCGCACATGTGTACTTCGATACTGCTTTCTCTTGAGAAAGTCTTGTCGCAGTATCCGCAGGTGAATGTCATTTCTTTTCGTTGCCGGCGGCTCGGTTGTAAGCGTCGATTTCTTTTTGTGTGACCAGTTCAGCCATCACATCAATCTCATCATCTTTGTATGTGGGAAACATGGCCACGAGTGCTCGGCGTTTGGCACTGAGTCCAGCTTCTTTCTTCTTGGGTGCGATCCAGCTGTGTCGCATCACACCCATGCCGGGACTGGCAGCAGTGGCACACAGCCATTGCAGTTTGGGGTGCTTGGCTATGTCAAAGAAGTGCTTGTTGAGATAGTGATTGGTGCTTTGCACATAGTATTCTTGCAGTTCTCTGCTGCCGCCCACGGCCGATCCCCAACGTATCATGAGATAGGTACTGAACTTCTTTCGTTCATCAGCATCGAGCTCATCATAGAACTCACGGTTCTTGACATCCAGCTGACGCATCTCATTGCCAATGTTTAGTTTGTCGCTCATTTGATCTTGGTCAATCTATAGATTATTTTTGCTTGATCCAGTAGGTCTTGTAAAGCAGGATTGGTTTCAGCGGCTGCTGTTATGTCACGCCATTCTTCAAATAGTCGGTATTCATCGCCGGCAAGTTCAAAGTAAGGCTCATATACTTTTTCTTGGATTTCTTTATATTCTTCCATTTCGCGCAATTTTTCCCATTTGGTGTGTTCCCATTCATCCGGTTCATACTCCTTGGTAAGCCACAGGTCAGTCCACTTTTCTGTATCCAGGTCAGTCCACTTTTGTGTATATTGGGTAGTTTTCATGAAGATTTTTCGGTTCGAGTTAGATGATACACCATTATAGCATGATCCAGAATATCTTGTAAAGCTGGATTTGTCCGTGCCTCTCTGCGAATATCACCCCAGAGTTGGCTTTGCTGTATGTGTTCGCGCAGTGGTCTACCATCTTGGGTTCTAGGATCATAGTCATGCCCCACTTCTGTGCGGGTTGCAGGATCAGCACCCGCCTCGCGCTGATACACCGTGGCACCATCACGCTCGTATATCAATGTGGCACCGGGCTTGAGCTGTCCCATTACCAGGCCTTGTTGTAATCCACTATCTCGCAGTTGCGACTGATGTCTTTGACAAAATACACACAATCAGGTTCTGCATCGTCGTTCAAGGGCACTGCCAGCAGTTGGCCATTTTTCAGCTTGGGTGCAAACCAATTGACCTCGTGATACACATCCAAGATTTCAATGTCTGGAAAGCTGGGCCGGAAACTGGTCAGCGGATTGAATTGGAATACCTTGAAGCCGCGATCATTTATGCTGGTCAGTGGCAGCACTTCAAGATCGCCCACATCGGGTTCGCCAATCAGGATCTGCCAATCCATGGGCATCTTTATTGTAGCGTCACCTATCCTCAACACCAAGGCAGGTGCATTGAAACTTTCTAAAAATATCAATGGTATAAAATGATAGTCTGGATCTTTGGGATCTGAGTTGTCCAGGATGGCAAATCTCATGTCATCTACTTCGTCGGGCAGGTGATCTAGATCATAAAAGCTGTTGTCTAAGGTTAGTATTCGCATGTGTGTAGTATAGTTGGATATCTTACCAATGTCAAGATATCTTCATCCATTCCAGTTTTTCAGCTGTGAATGGATAGTTGGCTTCTTTGTAAAACACCTTGCGTTTGTTTAGATGCCGTCTGGCAAACTTGCATGTGCTGGTGATGTCCCAGATCTGCACATGGTCTTTGTCTTCGGCCTTGCGGATGCCACGACCGATTGATTGTATCACTCGCACAAAACTCTTGCCTGGCTCGATCAGCACAAGATTGAAGATGCGTGGTATGTTGATGCCCACAGCAGCCACGCCGTATGTGGCCACGATGATCTTGCCGTCACTCACCGCAATCTCGTCATATTCTTCCTGGCGCACCTTGGCCTTGGTAGCGCCTGACACAAACACAGCATGTTCGCCCAGGCGTTCTACCAGCTGGCGGCCGCACTCGGTTCTGTCCACCAACACCAGAGTGTTGCCTGTTTCATTCACACGCTGTACCAAGGATGCCATGGTGTCCAGTCTGCCGGATTCTTCTAGTAGATATTTCAGCTCGGCTTGATAGTCTGCGTATTCCACATGATCCACCAGCTGCACTATATTCACATGGCAGTTGGCCAGCACACCTGCGTCTTGCAATGTGCTGGCAGATAGTCTAGATATCACAGGTCCAAGACTGACCAGCAATGCTTGGCTTTCAAACAGCTCTTTGGGCACGGTTCCTGTGAGACCCCATCGAATTGGCACTCTAGACATCACGCCGGTCAGCAGAGTCTTTAGTGCATCTGCTTTGGCCATATGCACTTCATCCACTATCACACATACCACATCTTCAATGAACTCTTGGATGGTGCAGTCGCCCACGCCATTCTTGGTGTTCTTCATGAGATTGTTCAGGCTTTGCCATGTGCAGATGGTGTGTGTTCTGCCGTATTCTTTTCTGTCACCAAAATACACACCCACATCCAGCCCCATGTTGATGTAGTCTTTTTCTGTTTGCGTCACGAGACTCTTGTTGGGCACGATCACGATGCTGCGACCATATCGACTCACAGCATCACTTAGAGCTGCTGTCATGATGGTCTTGCCTGCACCTGTGGCCACTTCTTGTATGCATTGCGGATTGGTC